TTCGCCGTGATTCTTTTCAATGTCTTCGTCAGTGAAATTGACCTTAGGTTCTTTCTTATTGAATACCGACTTCGTGCCTACAAAAAATTGTTTGGATTCGGGGTCGATGCCACAAACAATCGCAGGTGCGCCATCCCACTTCGTCGTTACCGTGACGCTACCAGTGGGGCGACCACCAAGTTCGGTGATGAAATTCTGAATGAGGTCTCTGGAAGCGACATAACCGCCATAACCAAAATTGATTAACTCGTCTTCCAGGTGCTCCAGGTGTTTGTTCTGTTGCGCCATCTAGCAGGAAAGGGGGTCACCCTTATTTAGGTGTCCCCCTAGTATAGCACATCAACGGTCGCCTGCGGCGCGATTTTCTGAGAAGTATGGGTCAAAGGTGCCCTCTGGGTATCGCCTCTCAAGTTTCTTAACATTGCGAGCGATGACTTCATCAATAGAAATATCTAGTGCTTGCGTTGCTTGTGCAACATACCACATGATGTCACCCAACTCAATGATAAGATGCTCTCGGTTATCTTTATTCCAAGGTTTACCTTGAAAAATCATCTTCTTAATAATCTCTAAAAACTCGCCCCCTTCAGCATTAATACCAACACCAGCAGTTAACAAGCGCTCGATCTTTGCGCCTTCAAAGTCAAGCTCAGCAATACGCTCTGCAAAATTGACGAAATCTTTAGATGCTTTTGAAGTTACAGCATCTACAAAATGCTCATACTTGTTAAAATCAACGTGTAATGTCATAGAATAAATTGAGTAAACTTATTTTGTGTATTTTTTTGCTGGGATGTTATTTCATCAAAATCATATTCTTCTTCTTTATCAGAAGAAAGATCATCAGCGTTATCTACATTATACAATTTCATTTTTGCCCTGTCAACCCCAACCAAGAATCTTTTATAAACTGTAGGGTCATTGTAACGATTCTTTAATTGTTTGACCAGAATCTTACCATCCTTTTCTAAATCTTCGGTCGCAATAAGAGCAAACATAAAATCGGCAGTAGCAGGAAGACCAAAGGATTCAGAAGTATCAGTAAGATCAACATCGCTGTTACCAAAACCACTGCGAGTAGTTTGAGTAGCAGACACGAGGGGGACGTTGTGTTCAACAGCGAGACCTCTAAGTTCCTCAGCAATTGCCTTAACATATGTGTATGAATTTACAATTGCTCCTTTGTATCTGGCTGAAGCGCAGATGTTAAGGTAATCGATAAAAATAATATCAGGTCTAAAAGTCTTTTTGAGTTGGAGTTCATTGAGAAGAGATTTGAAATGACCGACGTGCGCTGATGCTGTAGGATATTCTTTGATGATTAGGCGACCCTGAGTTTTTCTTTTAATCTCATTAATACGAGTTGTGAAAATAACTTCTGGTAACTCTATCAAATCTTTAATATTAACATTGAAAAGATTAGCATCAACTCGCTCAGCAATTTTTTCTTCTGCCATCTCCAACGTAATATACAAAACATTATTACCCAACGACAAGCAATGAGCGGCAAGGTCACACATGAATAAAGATTTACCAACACCAGTGCCTGCCAGAGCAACATTCAACGTCTTGTTTGGAAGTCCACCTTTAGTAATTTTATTGAAGTATTCTAAATGGAAAGGAATTTTATCTTCTTCACGATGATAGAATTCATATCTTTCTTCACTGTTTTCAATATAATCGTGACCTACATGCTCGTCAAAAGATACTGCTAAAGCATTTTGGAGAATGCTTGGAATCGCATCAGCTGATACTTTCTGATTGCCGCCATCTGCGATTTTGATAGACTCCAAGAGTGCGAGATAGATGGCTCTGTCTTTACACCATTTTTCTGTGGTGTCAAGCAACCACTGGTGTTCGACTGATTCAGTAGTAAATTCTTGAATCGTTTTAACTGCGTTTTGATATACTTCTTCATTTAAATCTTTCCTTGATTCTAAGTTGATTGTTAATACTTCTTTAGTAGGTACTAACTCATAGTTGCTTGCAAAATTCCACACTTCTTCATAAATTACTTTTTCATGGATTTCATTAAAGTAATCTGGTTTTACAAAAGGCACAACCTTTCTATAAAACTGTTCGTTACATAGGAGGTTGCGTAAGATTGTTGTTTCAATTCTCTCCATCCACTACTCCATATGAAAATTCTTTAGTGGCACATTCATCAAGTGCCTGCATTACTTCGGGCGTGAAATACTTCTCAGGATTGGCAAGAATAACAGAAGGATAAACGGAAGATTCCCCAACAACAATCCGATTACCCTTGCGCTGGAATACTCCGTGTTTCTCACCCAACTCCAATAGTCCATAATACTTATCCAATCCCCTTGCGTCATAGTAGAGCCTTGTTTCGATGTCTGAATTTTCTTTCGTGAAGCGTGATTTCTGTGCCTTCACTTTGATAATGTTACCTACAACTTCAGTGCCATCTTTCTCTTTCTTTTTTGACAAGAAAAGAATCGTTGATGCAGCATACTTCAAACCAGTGCCACCACCCATTTCTTTCGTTGGCACATATGCACCCACTACTTCATATGTATGGTTGGTAACGATAAGAGGAATACTAGCTTGCCCCAGTTTCAGTGACAGGATTCTAAAGATCGATTTGATGACTTGAGCACGAGTCATGTCACGAGTTTCTTTACCATCAGTGGCATCTTGCACCTCCTTAGAGGTTGAGAGCATTCCAAGAGAATCCAACACAAACAAGAGGGGTGGTCTATCTTCTTTCTTTAGTTTAGTATACTCATCTACTACCTTAATAGATTGTGTGCGAAACTCCTGCACAGTAGTAACGGGCACAAGACCTACACGCTTTACATCAATACCACGAGAAACCATCATGTCTTTAGACACAGCAGATTCTGTTTCAAAATAAATTACTTGAGCATTTGGCGTATTGCTAAGGAAGTGCTTGACGATTGAAAGAGCAAAGAAAGTTTTGCCCGTTGAGGATTCGCCCGCCAGTGCCGTGATTTTGTTGGCAGGTAATCCACCATAGATGCTACCAGAAATAAGAGCATTGAGAATGTAGCTACCAGTATCCACAAACGATTCACAGTCACCAGATGTGATTCCATCTTCAACAACACTTGCGTATTCATTATCTAACTCCTTAATAACGGATTGTAAAAAATTCATAATACCTCAACCAAAAAAACTTACAAGCGAAATGCGTTTTTCATATTGCCAATCAATACATTCTAGCACAGTTTTTAGCGGTTCGAGAAATGACTTTTCAAACTGTGTCGTATAGTCAACATATTTCTCAAGATTTAATTCTTTAGGAAGTTGTTGAAAGAAAGCAATAACATTTTCATAAATTGGATTTGGGGTCTTAAGATATAAAAATTTAATCTTTTCCCCTTCTTGGATAATAGGATACTTATGCTCTAGATTGTTTTTGTGAATGTAATAATTATATAGCAAAGCACCACGCACCTGAATCGGTGTTGACTTCTGATAGATGTCAGCAGCACTACGATACTTCTTCAAACCATTACATCCCCGAGGAAACGCAATATCAAGATAGTTTTGTTTCTTTGTATCTTCTTTGATTTCGTTGATAAACTGAATCAATTCTTCGTTATCTTTAGTAATAATAATTGTGTATGCTTGTATTAGTTTATCCCTAAAATAAGTGGGAGTAGATGAGCGAGCGGTTTCCATACCACAAATTTTCATCTTTGGTTTAGTATAACGCACACCTTCACTATCCCACACGTTGAGCACATAGCGTTTCTTCGCAGTCCAGAAACCACGCTCAGCAATGTTTTCGCGCTTCATCTTCATCATTTGCGCGTATGCATTGAGGTAGTCGGCCAACTCTTGGTAAGAATTTTCAATATACTTTTCAAATTCCATTTCACAGACCTTATCAAGGAAAGAAACAATGCTTTCACTAGTTTTCTCTCTGCCAGCGAATACCTTGTCCACCAACGGACCAAGATTAAGATACATAGAATCAGTATCAGAAGCAATAACATAATCAACATCCTTTGACTTTAAAATTTTATTCAGATAAGCATTCATCTTATTACCAATCCAGCGAATAGCAAGCTGACCTGATAGTGTGATTGCTTCAGCAATTTCAAGTTTATAGTAACGAAAATGCTCGTTACCAATAGCACCATAAGCAGAGTTGAGTTGAATCTTACGTGCCATCTGAATGTTATTACAGCGAGCGATCTCTTTTTTTAATTCAATGCTAGGAGTTTTTTCATACTGTTGCTTAGCAACTAGCATCTTTTTTTTGTAGATAGTGCGGTCTTCATAAATTCTCTCCATCAGCTTAGGAAGAAACCCTTGATACTTGGTGGTATAGTGCGTCCCATTGGCGCACAGAGTCTCCTCTGTGAGGTCTGAGGTGTCGTGCTCCTTGGCGAGTAACATGTCAACGTTGACGTTACTGCGGCGTGGTAAGAGGGTCTCAGGCGATAGATTGTATTGCATGATGAGGTGAGGATACAGAGAGTTAAGGTCAAACGAAACAATCCAGTCATACATACCTGGAATAGGTTCTTTCACATATGCACCAGCATATTTTGAATCCTTTACACTGTCTTTCTTGGGAGGAATGACAACTCTCATCTTATCCAAATAGATGTATATAATGTTATCCCACATACGCACCTGAGAATATACATCCTCATAGTTTACCTTAGCGTCATATGCCATTGTAAACGCCAGATCAATCAGTTTCATCTTGTCTTCTAGTTGGTCAACAAGACGCACGTCATGAATGTTATACAGCACAAACTTATTCCAATCTTTTGTATAAAATTCTTTGAAGGTATCAAACTCAGAGTGATCAAGTTTCTTGGCATCTAATTCTACTGAGCAAATGTGATCCAGACGATATGATTCCTGATTTGTATAAGTAAACTTCTTATACAATTCCAGGTAATCAAGACACGAAATGCCAGGAATATCATATGCAATCTGTTTGCGCCCCTTGATATAAATCTCACGAGAAGAAATTAATTTCCACGGCGACAGAAGTTTGGTATGGTCTTCGCCCAAAATTTTATTCATGCGACGACAGATATATGGAATATCAAACAGTTGTACATTCCAACCTGTAATCACATCTGGGGTATTTTCCTGCCACCATCCGAGGAAGCTAGAAAGGAGTTTCGTCTCATCGTTACAGTGGATGTAATCAACCTGTCTGTCTTCATTCTTGAAACTTTTTGATCCCCAAACAGTAATCCTATTTGTAAAAGAATCACGGATAGAAATAAGGAGAATTTCTTGGTCTGATGATTCGACATCAGGAAAACCATTCTCTGCTCCAGTTTCAATATCCAAAGTAAATGTGCGGATGAGAGAAGAATCGAAACGAATCTCGTCATCAGAATATGCCTCGTTGATATACTGATACAGGTATCTAGTGTTTCCATGAATCTCAAATCCTTCTACACCCTCATATTGATTGATAAACTGACGACAATCATTAATAGAACCAGGGCGCACCTCTTTGAGGTAACGCCCATCCAGACTCTTGTGATCTGTTTGCTTATTACTAAGCACGTATAGTTTTGGATTGTAACTTACACGATATTGAACTCTTTCACCTTTTTCATAACCACGAATCAGAATACGATTTCCGACTTGCTCAACATTCGTATAGAATTTCATTCCGTTAACTTGCGATAGTATTCAAGGATTTCATATGAAGGATCATATAGGGTAAGTATATCATCCGCTCGCAAATAAATCTGCGTTTGCTTAGTGTGAAGAGGAAACTTCTGGAAAAGAAGATAATCATATTGAGTTATTAAATTCTCATTTCCATTTCTAATTTCCAATTCTTCTTTTGATCCAAGAAAAACTGTATTATCAGAAGGATTGTGAGTATCTTCTTTGCTATAAGTCCAGTGAGTTTCTTCAACTAATTTGTATGGATTGTGAAGCAAACACTCAGGAGCAACATCTCTTTCTTCTATACGCGCAATCAAATAAGTATCATAAGGATTCTTCAGTAACACTATCTGAATCGGAATCTCCTCCATCTCCTGATTCTGCAGAAGATTCATCATCTCCTGATTCGTTATTTGCTCGGTCATCTTCTACTAGCTCCTCACCAAATTTTTCCATATATGCATTGAGAATAGATTCTTCTACTTCACCAATAGCAATTAGGGCATCGTAAGAAACTCTAAATTGTTTATCGGAAGAAAAAGGAATCCATTTTGTGAAATTAACTTCGAAGTCTCCAGACTCTTCTTTAGGACGAAGAGTGAGAATATATGGACAACGAAGCAATAGGCAGACTGGTTTATTAGTCTCGTTATCAAATACTTCTGCTAATCCAGAAACAACTCGCTCGCCCGTTTTAAGGACTACTACTTTAGGAATCATAAACTTAACTCTCTATCTTGTTTACTACGGAGGTACTGTGTCATTCTATCAAGGTATCCACGATTACGCAAGTCCTTAAAAATAAGGTTTTCAAATGAAAACTCTCCACCTTTTTGGATTGCTGCAGATCTCATGGTCCTAAATTTTTCTTTTAATTTTTCAAACGCCTCTTCTTCTGCATTCATTGAAATAAGATCATCAATCTTATCAATGTAATCTTGAATTTTTTGTAAAAGAAGTGGATTGTTATAATCCACTTCTTGTTTTTGCGGCGTTACTATCCATTGATTTTTAGCAACACTAAAAACTCCCTGGTTAATTGGGTATGGAATACTTACGTCTTGAGCATAAAGCTCAACGTCGTATCCATATATTTTAATATCGTGGGTGAAAGACCAGAGTTGCTTCTTGTCTCTAAGGTAATCATCAAGAAGATCACCACAGTTAGTAATAGCCTCTTTGGAGACCACAAGATGCAAATCCAAATCAGACTTGTCAGTATAGTTGTAGTTAGCATTGCCACCAACCAGGATGACATCTATTATAGCATTGTTTGGAATATTTGCAAAGCTTGCCCACTTGCTTGCTATCTGCAACAGTTTATCACGGACCTCTGGTTTTAGATTCGTGTCATTCCAGATCTTAGGATTTAATTTGTCATGGTATTGTAAAGTTATTTTTAACTCATTCAAAAAATCTTTATAAGATCTCATCCGACACCTATTTCTCTTCCAAGATATTTATAAATTACTCAACCGTATTTTCTCCAGGGAAATTTGAATCTCGGTCTTCGGTTAAAAACTTTGGGACGGGTAATTCCACATTGCCAAATTTATAAACTGTTTTTTTCTGATGCTCTGGAATAACTTTCTCTAATAAGATTGTTAGTAAACCATCAGCAAAATTTACAGAGGATACTCTGACATCATCTGCGAGCTGCCAACTGTGGGCAAACGAACGCTTGGAGAGACCTTTGTGAACATACACTCGTTCAGAATCTCGTTTCTCAACTTTAGAGGCAACTCTGAGAATGTTTTGTTCTGTAGAGACTTCGATCTCATCTGATTTAAATCCTGCCAAAGCGACTTCAATTTCGTAGTTAGCATTATCATGTTTGATAATATTATAAGGAGGATAACTTGTGTTATGACCAGACATTGCATCTAGTCTATTAAAAATATTTTCTAATCCTACGTTAAAGGGATTATAAACATCCCAAGTATTAACGGTATATGTATTTGTCATTTGATTGCTCCTTGAATAAGCGAGTGTTAATTGAGACCCCGAAGGCATCTCTTAATATTATATATCAAGGAGCAATAAAAAGGGGAGTGTAGACTCCCCTACAAAATTATACGGTCTCTGCGGTCTTCTTACGACCAATATTGTATTTACTTTCAAGAGTCCATTCATCCTTTTCTTTAAAGGCAAGGATCTTGATTTGATTAAGAGGAGCAACATCAGAAATTGTTTCTGCTTTTACAACAGTAATCAATCCCCAGTCACTTAGCAACTGAATAATTCTATTTCTACGTTGTAAATCATTTATAGAAAGATTTGTATTTTTGCCATCAAGAGCAAACAACTCTTTAAAATGGACAATATAATACTTGCCTTGTTTATGTAAAATATGGCAAGACTGATAAATTGTTTTTTCTTTTCTGGAAGCAACCCCGATGCGAGTAAGAGTCTCTCGAACCTTTAAAAAATCATCAGGTTCGTTGAGCATCACTTCAACCATATCAGTTTGATTCCACTTAACTTCTACATCCGTTGTCATTTTCTTCCACCTTTATTTACTAAGCGTTTAATCTGATCAAGTTGTTCTTTAGATAAAATTCTCAATGCTTGTAAAGCTTTATCATCGTTATACCCATAATATTCTTTCACTGCATCAAGACAATCTATAGAAGTTTTTTTCTCCCAAGGACTAAAACGTTTTCTTGGACTGATACTATTTATAAAAAAGTCGTATTGAAGTTTTTTATCTAGATGACTGTTTAAATTCATCTGATTGGAAAACAATATCGTATCAACAAAAGAAGAAAGACATTTATTTACAATGAATGCTGGATAAGCATTCTCAGACTCAGCATCTTCAATGATAGATTTTTTAGTCTGATTAATCGAAGTCATATACTGTGATAAAGTTGGTTTCATGAAATAACTCTGATAGGTCCGATAACTCCACGCTTAGAAGCATTTAACTTCCAGATATATGTTTCACCTGTACGCTTAGTCGCAACAATCTCATCGCCCTGTATAACAGCGGTAAAAATATCACTTCCAAAAGTGGCAAGAGGACCTCCAGTAGAGGTTGTGCGTAATTCAATTCTACCATTCACTACTCGCACAAATCTGCTTACATCATTTTTCATCATAGTTTCTATTACAAATTGCTTGAAGGATTTCATTTACCAATACATTTTATAAGTATTTATGGCGAGGGATAATTTACAATCAATAATTCTGCACGATCTTTTTGCTCATCCATGTAGTCACCTACGGAGCGCATTGTATAAGTCAAATCCCATTTTGTTTGAATATAATCTTTATACCATTCCATCAGTGTTGGATTTGTATTGTAAGTAATCATCCAAAGATCTTTTACATTGCCTTGCGTCATATAAGCGTGAAACATTTGATGATCAAATCCTTTATGAAGTTGACCACCTTTTCCATATAGATTGTCTTTAATATCATATGGAGGATCTAGAAACCAGAAGGTGCCGACTGGTGCAGGTGTTTGCATCATTTCCCAATAAGGATAATTAGTAATCTTCCAGTTCTGAATCAGTTTGGAATATTCTTTGAGGTTTTCAATTCCTTGCATTGAGAAGTTGGCAATACTTGCTTGACCTGAAAAAGAGCTTGATTCAGTAAGCCCAGAGAAACTGCACTTGTTAATAACATAGAAAGCAGCAGCACGATATAAATCTTCTGACTCTTCATGGTTTATTTCAATTTTCATTTGATTAAAGAGTGCTCTACCTTTATCGTAGTACTCTTCCAGTTCTTTTTCCAGTTCTTTATTGTCAGGCACATCCCAAAGCAACATTTTGTTTTCTTTTTTATCTGGCACTGGTCCAAGGTCTTCTTTGTATCCTTTTAGAATCTCATACAGACCATCTACTTCATCACGCAGAATACACCAGAAAGTAAACAAAGGATTGTAAAGGTCATTTACCCACACAGGAATGTCTGGGTTTTCTTTAGTGAATGCGATAGCAACACTACCACCACCTAGAAAAGGCTCACGATATTCTATGATGCGTCTAGGGAATTTGGGCAATAGATATTTAACAGCACGAGATTTGCCGCCAGGATAACGAAGAGGGGTTTTGAGAGAATTCATTCTATAAAAGCTCCAAGAGGTGATTGCTGCTTGACATTGTTTTTACAAGTATACCACAGGTCATATAGCATTTTTTCTTTGATATCAAACCACGATAGTTTATCATCTTTTAGTGTTTTCCATACATTGCCAGTCCATACTAGTTCTGTTTTTATTTTGGAAAAGTCAATATCAATATCTTTTCCATTATCTAATTTATATTTTTTAATAACATTCTTTATTTCTTCTCCAGTTGTAGAAAGTAAATATCTTTCTTCAAAATTAACTAACCAATACCAGTCCGCATATTTAAGTGGCAACTTTTTTTTGTTATTACCTCTGCGATTTTTAAATCTAAATTTACTTTTATTGCGAATTTTTTTCATTTGAATAGTGCCTATGTTACGAGCAGTATCCAAATCATAATGTTTATCGGTATCAATTGATATCAATTCATTGTTTGACCCCATTTCAAAAGCAATCTCTGCTCCTCTACCAGCATCATGGTAATCACATGGTTTCATTGGTCCTTGAAAGTGTGCAAGATATGATTCAATAGTATCCCAATCCCAAGAATCATAATCAAAATCTGGTTTCATTTAAACTTACACTCCACCATAATTTCAGTTAAACAAGCGAGAAGATTAATCTCTTGGTCAGCTACGAACGCAATCTGATACTGATACTTTGCCAGAATTAATACTGCCTCTGGAATTGAAACAGGTTGCAGCACATTATACAAGGCATCATAAATCTTACGAATAATCATATTCGGATCACTATCTATATTGTTAACGATCCAAGTCTTAACCGTTTTAAATTCTTTTTTACTGAGAGAATTGATTAGTTGATCTAAATTTACATCAGCAATATCGCATAATACTGCAGTATCAAGAGATCCACCAACCGAATGTCTTTGTGCTTCATTCAAAGTTCTACGCCAATCTGGATAGTAACGTTGAATTAATTTGACAAGCACCTTGTCTTCATACATTACATTGTTTTTAGAAAGAATAACTTTTAGGCGCTCAAAAAACAATGCTTGTAATTTTTGTTGCTCGGTGTTTTTAATGCGAAAATCAACTACAGTGCAACGTGAATGCAACGGGTCAATAATTTTATTGATGAAGTTACAAGTTAAGATGAAGCGACAATTGCCATGAAACTCTTCTATAAATGCACGAAGAGACAATTGCACATCATGTGTAGTATTATCTGCTTCGTCAATGATGACGACTTTATGCTTACCACCATTAGTTAAACTGACTGTACTGGCGAATTGCTTTACACGTGTCCTAATCGTGTCCAGGAAGCGTCCCTCGTCGCTTCCATTGATAACAATGTAGCTGAGACCTAGTTGGTCGCAGAGCGCCTTAGCAACCGTCGTCTTACCCACTCCAGGGGGTCCTGAGAGCAGTAGGTTAGAAATCTCTTGCTGCTCTACAAAACCCTGAAACATTTTCTTTAACGAATTAGGGAGGATACAATCTTCAATCTTGTGGGGTCTGTATTCCTCCACCCACAGAAAGTTATTTTTCATAATCTCGAGTTCCCATGCATAAATTTGAATAATCTATCCGTCACAAGATTTCATGGTTCTAACGCAATATAATAAACCAAATCATGTGCGGCATTTCTCCATTCAGAAATTAAAAACTCACTGATTTTAACAGTGTAGTCTCCAGGAAGAAGACGAAGGTTTTCAATTTTCATATAAAATTTATAGTCTCCAGTTGTATTACCAGGAATTATTTGCTCAAATGTATTTGAAGTGTCATTCTCTCTATCTCCAACCGCAAGAGTTATTTTACCATCATCTGTAATAACTGTTAGATCTGGTAGACTATAAACTGAAGATGCTCTTAACAATGATTCAATAGTTTTACTACTAATGGTAAACTCAACATTACTACCAGGAAATTTTACTGCTTTGTCTGGTGCTGTTTTAAGAGTAATAGTTGGATCAGAAAAATAATATTTTACTCTACGACTCGTTGCACTATCTTTAATTGTAAGATAGTCTTGATTATCAAAGATTAGCGTGGGACTATCAAACAAAGAGAGACCAGACATAAACTGATTTAATTCATAGATAGAAAAATCTTGAGGAAATTCTTCATTGATAGAAGCAACAGAAATAATATTTTCTGCAGGCGAAATAGTTTTTAGAGTATTTCCTTTCTTTACTACAATTGACGGATTAATTTGACAAAAGTTTTTAAGAATAGAAAGCGTTTGTGCCGAAAGAGGAACGTTAGTTGTCATTGTTTAAACTCCTGTAAACCGTTATCAACACGGTTGTAATGTTTATCAAAGTGAAGTAGTAGCATAGCATAATGAATTACTTTTAGCAAGTCGCGTTTGTTGTGACCATCTTTGTCACCATAACGACTGCCATATTTGAGAATATTCGCCTGACAGAAGTCTGGTGCCAGGTCTTTTGCTGCCATCAAATCAATTGTTTGAATGTCATTATAAGCATCATTATGACCACAGTAGTGACTACCGTAAGTGCTCACAACATACTCCTCAACTTCTTTGAGGATTTTGTCTTCATTGTATTTCCATTGCATAATTTATTTCCTCAATGATTTTGCTCTTGCTGTTCTTTGCGAAGGAGATGATCCCTGCGTTCTGGATCAATAAATTCTCGTTTTACTCCTCTCTTACTATAACCAGAACCTTTTTGTGCCTTAACAAGAGCGGTGTTAACCTCTTCATACAAATTTTTATAGATTGTATAATTTGTATCTTTCATCATATAAACTTTATTATCATGATCATTTAGCAAAGCAGCAAAAGCGTCAAGCACACGATTTGCTTTAACTGTGCCAAATGTAAGCGTGACCACGGTGTTGGGTTTGTTAGACATGTTGTTTCTCCATAATAAAGAGTTTTGGGTTGCTTAATAATGTGCTGTTAAAGAGTAACAGCACTTTCCTGAGCATGACGGCGCACCATCTCTTCTGGAGATTCATTATCGTCATCATCAGGGTCTACGTTAGCATCAATCTTGGCATACAGCTCAAGGAAGGATTGCTTGGTTTCATCATCAAAACGAGCAACACAAACTTCAATTGCTTTCTTACGCTTACCGAAGATGTTGAATGCACGGATGATATGCACAAGGCGGCGAGTAGAAACAATCTCGTCTACACCACCATCGTAGAAGGTCTTACGAATAATCTCTGCCCATGCTACCAGACGCTCAACAAACTCAGCATCGTAAGCATCCAGAGACTCTGCAACTTTTTTGAGAATAGCAGTTTCTACTTTGGGCGAGG